GCGCTGATAGCTGACAAAGCCGCACGACCTTCTTCGCTATCCGAACCCAGTGCTGGCAAAGATTGCTCTAGCAAGTCTTGCGCCATTCCCAAGTTAATTTTTGCTGCTTCTTTAGAACCCATCTTAGGCTCTGGAGTAGACATTGGAGAACCCATTGGGGGCACTTCAGCATCAGACAAGTTTGAACCAGGAGGAGGTGCGTCGGGCATTGGTACGCCAGCCGAACGGCTACCTTTCATCAACTCCATCAATTTGTCTTGCGGAACACTCATGTTTACTCCTTGGGGCTAGTTTGTAACCACTTACAAACCAGTTGTCAATAGGTGGGGGAGTGGATATCGACTACTCCCCCGAAGTCGTTAAACGCAATTACTTGCGTTTGTGTTTACGAGCTTTACGCATGGCAACTCCTTAAACAGCAGTTTCTCTTCAAGGGGAGAAACCATACCCTATTCTCTTTCGAGAAATCAACGACGGGTCTTGCGACCTTTTTTACCGTATCTGTGCATCATGATGAAGTCCTTACGTTCTGGCGTAGTTTCTCTGAGTTCTACCCCCAGCCGTGTTTCTAACACCTGTTGTGCGCTGTGTCAATCCAGGTCCAGAAGATTCTTTGCGTAAAGTTTCAGAACTAACCCGTGGTTGGTCAGCTTTGGGTTGCGTTTGAGGTCCACCGACGTTTTTAGTAGCCATCACGACTCCTTGTGTTCAGGGGCTTTGTGCCCTTTTTTGTGTTCGCCAGCGGGAGGTTGTGGTTGGGCGGCTTGCTTGGCTTCCATCATCTTCAAGCGCTCAATCAGCTCCTCTTTCATTGGCGGCTCAATCAAATCAAGCAGAGATTTCTTGTCGATAGCCCCTGCTTTGAGCAAGTTGAATGCCAGTGTGCGGGTGTCTTCCGTAAAGATGGGGCTGTTGGAGTGTCCATCCACTTTGACAGTGAATTCTTTGGTGAATTGTTCGGCAATGAACGGCACACCGTGCGTATCTTTGAAATGCGTATCGTCGTAGAGCTGCATAGCCTTGAGATACAAGGTAGCCAGCTTTTCCAACGAATCTTCAATGATAAGTGCCCGTTTTTTTACTCGTGATGACCCCAGACGGGCTAACTGGGATGCGTGTCCTGCTGAACGTACACCTGCTTCGCCTTTACCTTGCAGCACGTTGCCAACGCCAGATGCTTCTTCAAACATAGCGTCAATTTCACGCAACTCAGCAAACAAGTCTGGCGGCATAGTGGGCGCTAACTTTTCTACCTTGGCATTAGGCATATCGGTGGAGAGCAAACCACCTGCACGGTTAAGCGCAAAATTTTTCTCATCCAAGATGCCCGTAAAGCCAATCAACGCCGTGGGTGGAGACACTTGTTTGGACAGCAAATCAAGAATTTCGGTCATGCGGCGGTTACGCAACTGCTGCAAGTAAATCAGGCGTTGAACTTCGCTTGCACCCCAGTAGTAGTCGTACAGCGGGTTAGGGCAAATCTGAATGAACGGCAGTTCACCCTTGATGAACATCTCTTCGCCAGAACGTTCGTAGATGATGATGTCTGGGTCTGCCTTTGTGACCACACGGTAATCTTGTGAGTCATCATCCCAGAGCCACAGCTCAGTCATCTCCACGGTGTCCTCTGACACTTCTGCTTTGTAGCGGTTGCCACCAGCCAAGTCCAAGTTCACGTTACCGTAAATAGTTGGGTTGGATTGAGAGATGATGATGCGTTCAAGTCCGTTGGCAATCTCTGTGCGTTCATGCGGCATGGAGTTCATGCGCTGAATAATTTTGTCCCGATTCGGATGGCTATACAGACGGGTGTACAGCTCAGACTTGGTGATGTAATATTTTTGAATCAGGGCTTCTTGTCGGTCTGTGTAGGTAATGTCCTCACGCAACACGCCGACGCAACCAGGCTCGACCATGTACGGGTGAATCCCGTTTTGCATAATCATCTTGACGTAGGTTGTGCCGTACACCAGCGCCCATGTGGTGGCGGTAGAAAAAACTTGGTCAGCGTTGCTATTGAGCCACTCATTGTTGAGGGCTTTGGTCAGCACGGGAATCTTGCGGTGTTCGTTGTCGGGGATAGACGCACCCAGATTGATTGAGAATCGGGTGGTCTCTGCCGAGTACAAGAACGACGTTACTTGGTCTAAGTGCGGAAAAATTTTGTTGTACAGTGCTGGCGCTTCGTCAGGACCGTTACCAAAGAGATACCAGTTACGCAAGGAGGCGTAGTCAACTTTGCGTGAGTTCAAAGAGACTTCGCACTTGTAGATGATGTCCCGATAGAACTCATCTCTGTCTAGCATCCCCTTTGGTATTTTCATTTCTACTCCGCATTACTGTTTATCTTCAAGCCTTCATGGTCAATTTGAGTACCTGCACCTGGCTTGGGTGGCACAAATTGTCCAACACTTCTTGGCAAAACGCTAACAGATTCGTCTTTTACTGGCTTGAATTGCCCGTTCATGACGGATTGCAAATTAATATTACCACCATTGCCCCACATTGCACCAGATAGGCGCTCTTGGACCAATTTTTCTTCTTGCATCTTGTTATTGTGATTCAAAGCCTCTGTTGCTTGCTCAAACTCTTTGTCAGAGAGCTTATTTTTGCGTTTTAAGTAGCCAGTTTGGTGTTCACCTGCTTTTGTGGACTTGATGTCGGTCATATCAAACTCCATCGCCAATTGTTTTAGGTTTTTGTCCGTCGCTTTGGTCTTGTCGGACTTCATAGCCACTGGTTTTAAGAAAACCACGGATAAATCGCCCTTACAAAACTTGATAGGACACTTTGCCTCCATAGATTCAAAGATTCCATGCTCTGAACAACAATAATCTTTTAAAACACCCATTTTTCACCCCTCTTAGTTAGTCTTCACACAAAATATTGCCAAAATTCTTGTAATCATGCCTGTTGATAGGCTTGTTTTGCACCTTAAACCCCTCGTTAGTAAGCACTAACTTACTTGTAGGGATTAGTGGCTGGACAGCTTCTTTCCTGTAATCAGGGTAAGTCTCGTTCGTGTGTTTCTTCATAACCCGAATGCGCCCCTGTTTCCAGTGTTTGTAAGCCCTGTTTAAGCCTCGCTGTGTGTCTTCGCTCATTGGGCAACGCTCTTCTTTGATGACGTACAAGAACAAACGCTCGGAAATACCCGCCAACTCGCAGAAATTTTTGATAGAGATGCCTCTGTCTTTGTCCATCAAAAACCGTTTGAGTTCTTTTTTAAGTTCTTGTTTAGATAGGTCTTCCATCTTTGCCACCATAAACGCCAATTGCTTTCAAATAGTTGGATACGTTTTTGCCCACTGCAATCTGTTCAGGGGTGTATTCGTCTTGTTTAAGTGAAATTTGACGGGACAGACGCATAGCAATCAAGCGAGGTTGCACTTGCTCTGCCCACGCAATGGTCGCCAGTGCTGTTGCAATCACACGGTCATCCTTACCCCGCCCAGGTGCGCCAATGAACCCGTCTTCACGCACAATGCCTTTCATCTCTTCTAGCAATTCCATGCTGAAGATGCCCATCATGTTGCGTTCAAAGTAGTCTTTCATGTAAGACAACATACGCTCTTTAGATGATGAGGTAGTCAAGAAGCCGATGGAGTTAGACAGACCGCCCATCGTGTCGTTACGTCGCCAGATGTAGTTTTGCATTGACCCCAACACATCCATCATGTCGGTAGCAATCTTGCCATCCATAGCGGATGCCAAGCGTTTTAGGTTACGCAGCTCGTTGATGACCGCCTGACCTGGACCGTTGACTTCTAAGTTCAGCGTCGAGTTTTTATATGCACCTGCAAGGTGGGCGATGACCCACGCAAATTGGTAGGTGTTGAGTTCCGAGGTTGCAAACTCTGCCACTTGGTCAAGACCGTCTGCATAAACACGAAACACCTGGATGCAGAATCGGTCTGCCCAATCTGAGCTTCCGTATGCTGGGTCTGCACCAATAACGTAGTAAGCAGTGTCAACGGGTTGTTGCCAGATTCTGAGCGTTGCCAGCCTGTCTGAAGAAGGCAAACACTCTGTGTCTTGGAAGAGTTGTCCGAAGGCATACCTGTAACATTCATAGCCCATGCTCTTTGCTGATTTCGCTGCGTCCGTACAGCGAGAGTTAGAAAAGAAAGATGTTCCCGTCATCACGAAGGCGTAATCCTCCGTGGGTGGGAATTCTTGATACATCAGGGTTTCATCCTTGATGCCCTCCGCCATCTTCCAGCGCCACCAAGCCATCTGGCGTGAATTGATTTCAACGCCGTACAGCTTTTTGATTTCCTTGACCCACTCTTTTTCTTCTGACTTGAGCTTGCCATCCCAGTACACCTTGTACTCTTTGGAGTCAGCTTCAACGGAATAATACTCGTTGCGCCACCAGCCACAAAAAATGGCTCTCTGTGTACGGGCACGTTTGGCAGTCTTGTACATATCGTGGAACATATTGAACCCCTGCGCCGTGGATTCAAAGATGTACAGACGCTGCGGGTTTTTCTCCGCAAGAGAGGCAATCAGTGAAGCTAGACCTTCGTCGTTGCCCCAAGACGCTGTTTCAGTTGCGTGTAAATATGTAATAGCTTTACCTTGACCCAATCGAGATTTGTTACCAGCGATTTGGTAAAAGATTCGTGACCTGTTTTTGAGGACCATTTGATTGCGGTTGTGAGCAACCAAAGGAATCTTGTACTCCTTGGGTAAACCGTCAAGATACATTCCCAGAGTTGACCTGAACATATCTCGGTTTTCTTCAGTATCGGAGACAAGAGTGCCCTGCCAGCCAGGATGAGTAAATTGCCAATACAAATCAAGGGCAAGGCTAACAGTAGTAATACCCAACTGACGACCTTTAAGAATGACGAAGAAATGGACATCTTCTTTCAACCCTTTATCTATTTCTTCCATCACATAGGTTTGAGTCCCCAGTAGGCGACCCATCTTCTTGAGACCTTCTTCTTTGGTCTCAATTTTTAGCTCTGAACAGAACTTATAAAATTTTTGCAGGTCAAAATTCATGGCGACAAGGCTTGAAGCGTTCTAAATTGAATGTGCCTTCTTGTATTGACTTACAAGTGTGGGCAAAGAACTCTGCATTTTGTGGCATACGACCTTGATACAAGTGGAATATCCCGCCCTCAAAGTGCGTACCAATCCCATATTCCCCATAGGTGTGCAGCTTCCAGATGCCTTCTGCTGGCGCTTTGAAGTAATGCGTGGGGTACAAAGTCTTGTAGTTAATCCTCATCATCTCTGCCGCATAGCTTACGTTCTCAGCAACGTCTGCTTGTTCAGTCTCCATGAAGGTGGGCTTATTCATCTTGACCCAGCAAGCCTTGGAGATGGCATAGAAAGCTGGCGCAGCAAAGATGTGGGAGTAAGGAGGGATGTGGTTGCTGGCTTGGGCAATCCCGATGAATGTGCCGTGCTGCATCACCCATGCAATCGCCTTGTCCACAACGTCTTTGTTGGTAGGCACACAGTCGATGTCCAAGAACAACACAACGTCAGCATCAGTGTTTTCCATGATGTTGTCCATCCACAGACCGTGACGAACGTTTTGGATGGTGTAGTTGACTGTCAGCCCTAAGTGTTTGCACACATCGGTATGCCCTTTGACAATCTTAGGGTCAACAGATGTCCAGGCTAGGCAGTGAATCTCAGCTCGCATATACGTCCTTGTAGTTGTAAACCTTCATGCCATCCCCTTTGTCCATCAACACTCTGGCGTGGTCAGGGATAGGCTCATTGTTTTGTTGGTAATGGAATGCCAGTGTGGTGGTGTAGTTCACCGTAGGCTTGAGAGACCTAGCCACCTTGACTTGGGATTGCTGGACAACCTGCCACAGAACTCGGTCATCAATGATGCACAGCTCTAGTGGCTTGAACATCCAGCTTGCTAGTAAAGGAAACGTCTTGCGGCTAAACAAGAAGCAGTTTGTGTCATTGAATGCCTTACCGTCAGACTCAGAATCTACAGCCATGAATGACCCATCTAACCTGTAGAGGTTTCGTGGGCAAGTCACGATGTCACTGCCGCTTTCTTTCAACACCCCCACCATTGTGATGATGTGGTTAGGCTCATACCAACAGTCGGCATCCAAGTAAGCAATAGCGTCATAGCCCTGTGCCCAGGCTACCGCAGAGGCTACCCCACGGGGCGTGTCACCAAAGTCAGCACACTTGGGCACACTCATCTGCTGAATTTGCAAGGGTAGCTCACTGGGTGAGCCATCTGCCACCATGAAGTGGGTAATGTCCTTGTAGGTTTGGTGGATGACGCTCTGATAGCAGCGAGACAACACCTCTGGTGTCTCATTGTGATACGGCGTGATGACTGCTACCCTCATTTGATTCCCAAGTAGTTACGCACTTGGTCAAGGACGTTAAGTTGTTCAGGGCTATACATCTTCTTGGCTTCTTCAGGACTTCCCCATTGGTTGAAGGTGTATCCCCTAAAAATCTCTGGCAAGCCCGTCATTTGAAACCATTGGTCATACGGTCTAGTCTCACCAAGGTTTTCAACGTGGTATTTATATCTTTCTTGCATAGAAGCAGGGTCTAGCAAGTTTTGAAACTGCTGATAGTAAGCCGCCAGCTTTGGGTCTTGCGTCACAGCATAGTGACTCACATAGTCGCCAAGGATGTCCAATGGACTTGTTGCTGGGTTAAACACTTCAATCGCAGCTTGCTTACCTTGTCCCCAAGCAGGGATGTCCTCACCCTGGTAAGACTCCAACATATATTCTGGGTTTTCTTGGGGCGTATATTTGTAAGCAATGTCTTTGTCAGCAAGGTAAGGATATTGCTGTTTTGCTTTCTCAAAAACCATCGCACCCAATACGTCATTGTCATCAGCCATTACTTCATCTCCTCAAGATTCCAATCTGCAATTGTTACCGCCACCTTTTTGTTTCTCGCACAGCTAATCAGCTCTTTGTAAAACAACTCCGAATACGTTTGCCGCCACTCAGCCGCCAACTTCTTCTTGCTAGACGGTTTAATGCAAGACAGCGCCCTCTGCATTTCCTTTTTCAACTTTAGACGAGAGTTGTAAAGCTCCGTCTGCAAATCCTTCTCTGTATCCATGCTGCAAAGCCTCATTCATACAAACCACCCGACGAATCTCAGACTGGCGCAAAAGGTCAGCCAAGAGACACAACATGCCTCTTAGCTCATCCTCATTCATCCATAACCAATCTACTTGTGCCATTCGTTAAGCAGTCCAAGTTAAAACTATCTCTGGTTGATTCCTTGTGACCTCTGCCAAGACCCCTACAAGTCTCGGAGGCAAGATAGGCATACGCTTCTCCACCTCATACTCCCGAGCCTCTGCAAGAGCCTTTCTAGCCTCTGCCAGATAGTCCATCACGAAACCCTCCAGACCCGCAACATCTCACCCTCAGTCTTGCTGACAAACTTGTAACCAAGACGCTTACTCGCCCTGTAATTCGCATTTGCCACCTTCTGCCTAGCCTCCTTGGGCACAGCAAAACTATCACCCACCTCCATCCCCTCATAGGGATACGAGTACACCACCCTCGGCTTGGGCATCTCACCACCACGTTGTATTTCCAATATCTCCATGTAATCACCTCTACCTGTAAACACATAATAGCATAAACAAATAAAACACACGCAAGCAGGAAATACAAAA